TACTGTGTAACTACACCATTCATATAAGCTAACATAAAGTATAGATCTGCTACACTAAATTTTCCATCATTATTAACATCCATTCTCCAGTAGTCTTTAGAGTTGTAAACTCCACTGATTAATTTATTAGTAAAGTAACTGACATCACTTAGGGTAGGTATTGATAATGCAGGTTGTACTACATCAATAGTGTAGTCATAGCTATTATAATCTAAAGTAGTGTTAAAGGAGTAATAACCATTTGAATCTGTTGTTGTAGTAGCTTGTGTTGTATATGAGAAACCAACTTGATTTTTATTTTGAGTTTTTAGCTGTACTGTAACTCCGGCTAAAGCTTCTTCTTCTGCTCCGTAAACATATCCAGTATGAGTTATAGGTTCAGTATTAGGATTAGTATTAGTCCATTCTGCAAATGGATGATTAGGACTAAGTTGGTTGTATGTATTACTACTTGGTATTTTATATTGAAAATTTGCAGCACCTACACCACCAAAATTTTGAATTCTATATTCAAACTCATACCATGTATTTTTGTCTAGTGTTGCCGTACCATAAGCCCATGTATTCCACCCATACCATTTAGTAACTATATCATTAGTTTTACCAATACCTTTAATCATAAACTCATGTGAGTCATCTGTATATGTTCTGAACCCGTATGTACCTGATTTGTTAGGTTTAAACCAACCTGTATAGATGATTGCGTATCTTTGAGTACCGGCTCCACCCCATCTTGGTGGATTCCATAGTTGTTGAGGAGTATGATTACCACCTCTTGGTCCTTCGTAACTTGTTATATCTACCGTTGTATCTAAATAAAGTGTAGTACCACCATCAGCAAGATTAACCATGTTATCAAATTCTGTATGGCCGTTAGCATTACCTGTATAATATTGACCTGATTGGCTCCCACCATAGTGAGTCTTAAGTGAACGTACGTTTACTGTAGTCTGTGCATTTATAAAACCGCTAATTAGCACTAATAAGAAAGCTAATCTTTTCATATAAGTAATTATTCATAAAAAAGAGGGCTAATGCCCTCCTTTATAAGTTACATTATTTTAGGTTACTTTCCCCTGTTGCCGAATACTTTACCGACCTCAGCTATTCCAAAAGCTCCTAATACTATCCACACAAAGGAGTCGTATATAAATTCGTTTATTACTAAATCTGTACCTATGTATCCAGTTACTAGATCTGCTACTGCAAAAATTACCATCACAGCAAATGCTAGAAAACCAACTACGGACTTTTCGTTAATATTATTATCATCGTCAAATAAGTTCTTGAATCCCATTATTTTATCTTTAATATATTTAAACATAGTATAACATATTTGTGTGTAACGATTTAATAATAAATAGCTAAAAAAAAAGAGACCCGAAGGTCTCTCATTTATCAAAAAAGATTTTTGTGTTACTGTAACCTATAGCTTTGTCACTTCTTTTGGAAGGAACTCTGCATTAACGTGTCCACAATCGGTACATGCAAAGACTGGGATTGGAACGTACGTGGGCTTTCCTGTCCCTGTTAGTAAGCCTGAGGCTTTTCTAATTAACAGTACTTGCTGGAAATGTATATGTCCGCATTCTTCACATTCTACACCCTGTGTTTGATTAATATCGAAATTGACTTGAGGTTGTTGCATCCTTATTTATTTTCTTTTTTGTTAGATCTACGTGTTTTCTTATTAGAAGGCTTACGTCCTCTTCTAGGCTTTCCTTTAGCAGCCTGTACTACATCGTCTGCTTGAGCTACTACTTCTTTAGCTGCATCAACAACGTCTTTTACTTCCTGTTTTACTCGTTTAGCTCTACGCTTTACTTCTTTTACAGTTTGATCAACATCTTCTTTGATGTCCTCTACCTTTTCTTTTACATCTTCGATAGTGTCTTCTATCTCGTCTGGAATATAATCTCCATCTCTGTCATTGATTTTACCTTGTTTGTAAAATCCAAAATAATAAACTCCTGCTACTATAACTAAGAGTCCTAAAATAATTAAAATTGTGTTCATGTTTGTTACTTAAGTTATTATTAATTTATAAATATTCAATACCGTTTTTTCTAGGGTACTTTTCTGTAATATGGTAATAGAATTCTATCAACGTATCGTTAAATTCTACTAACTCATCTAATACTTTATCTTTAGCTAGACCTATCAATTCACTAAAGGACTTAGCTAAGCTTTCTAATTTTCTCTTTTCATCTGCTTCGTAGTCTTCTAGCAACCTTTTACGTCTTGCTCTATCTAAAGAAGTCTCTTCTACATACCTACCTATATCTTCATGTAGCTCAGCAAACTTACTATTCATCCTATGTTCTACTATCTCAGCTTCGAACTTAAACGAGGAGAGATCAAAGTCTCCGTTAAGTATTCTATCTCTCAACGGACTCCTATTAGACATAGGTTTATTTTTTTCTACATAACTCCTCCACCAATGAAACCTATTGTAGGGTCTCTTATAGAAGTTCTCTTTAAAGTACTCTTCTAACCACTCTATTTTATGCGACGGACTATAAGGATTATTTATTTTCATATAATTTAATATACGAATAATAATCCTAATCGCAAACTTTTTTTACTGAAAGTTCATCTTTAGCTATGTTTAAAAGCAATGAGGGTTTCATATCTTTATACTGTCGCGCAATATTTGCCACAGTCTCTACCAACTCTAACTCAGTATAACTTTCAACAGACTTGTGAAATTCTCTTTTCCTAATACTTATCCCTCCATCAGGAGATTCATAGATATATGTCTTAGGCTCGCTTTCACCGCCTATCTCCGGTACGTTATATTTACCCCCTTGGTCGCTAAGCTCGTAGTATTTTTTAACTGAATCACTCATAACTTTTATTTTTATGTTTAGGTTTGCGCTTGTATTGCTTTTTACTTCTATGAGGTAGAGGTATCGTTAGTGCCTGTCTCCACTCCTGGTATGTTAGTACTACTGTCTGTAGTTTTTTCTTTATTCCATTCATCATTAAAGTATTCAAATGCTTCTGCCATATTAATAAATATAAGAAAAATAAAATTGTATTCCTACTATTACTTGATCTATTTATAAACATGAAGACACTCCTAACATTATTCCTCCTTGCGTTTACTTTACCGGCTACTGCACAACTATTAACCGAATACGACAAACAGTATCACTTTGCAGCAGGTGCTCTAGTTTCTGCCGGTACCTACACTCTTGTTTATACTAAGACGAAGAGTAAGAAAAAAGCATTGATATACTCCGTTGCTTCTTCTATCTTAATTGGTACATTAAAAGAAATTGTCGATAGCAGAGAGAAGGGGAATCGCTTTGATAAACGTGATTTATTAGCCACTACCTACGGAGGTCTCACCATTGGAGTAACATTCAACTTATTTACGAAAAAAAAGCCCTAGCGTTTCCGGAAGGGCCTTAATAATTCGCGCGTGGCGACTTCGTCGGAGAGAGAGAAACGCCCCCTCCCCTTGACCCTATCCTTTCACAGCATCCATATTAGCTTTCTTGTAAGGAGTAATTAATTTTTTAATCTCTCCTGCTGCTTTACGGGCTTTAGCTTGTGATGTCTTAGTTGACCCTTCGTTGTTTTCTTGAAGGATGTTAAACTGCTCTGCAATTTGTTCGAATAACTCTTGTTTTGCACTCATAATTTTTGGTTTTTTATTTAACTTAGTTTTAGGGTAGGTCATTTCTGTCTTTATTAACCTATCCCCTTCATACGTCCATTTATCTTTAAGGCCGTACTCATTTGTATATTCTCTAACTGTTATATTTGACATTACATCATCATGTTAGGATCAATACCTTTACTTTCTTTCTCTTTAATATTAGAGATAACCGTTTCTGTAATCAACATAGTACCGGCTACAGAAGCTGCATTCTCTAAAGCGAGTCTAGTAACTTTTGTAGGATCAATTATTCCTGCCTCCAACATATTAACTACCTCTTCTTTTCTTGGGTCGTAGCCTGCCCATGTATCTCCTTCAGAAGTTAGAACTAACTCTTCTACGTCACCTGCATTGACATTACTGTATCCTGCGTTTTCAAGTATCTGGAAGAATGGTTTTTCTATTGATTGAATAACTATATCATATCCTGTTTGTTGGTCTTTGACTGCTATATCTCCTATAATACCTGTAAGGTACTTTGATGCGTTGAGGAGAGCAATTCCACCTCCAGGTAGTATGCCTTCTTCTAATGCTGCTTTTGTTGCATGAAGTGCATCGTCAACCCTATCCTTCTTTTCTTTCATTTCCACTTCAGTATGTCCTCCTACATGTACAATCGCTACACCTCCAATAAATGCTGCTAACCTCTCTTGTAGATTTTCAACTTCATAGTTAGAAGAACTTTCATCAATTTGAGATTTTAACTCTTCAACTCTTAATTGAATAGCTTCTTCCTCTCCTTGTGCATCTATAATAGTAGCGGTATCTTTACCTACTACTACTTTTTTAGCTGTACCTAACCAAGTAGAGTCAAACTTATCTAATCGCATTCCTTTATCAGGTGAGATAACTGTTCCTCCTGTTAGTACTGCAATGTCTTCTAGCATTGCTTTCTTACGATCACCGAATGCAGGAGCTTTAATTGCTACTGCTTGTAGTATACCTCTCATCTTATTCACTACTAAAGTAGATAACGCTTCTCCGTCTATGTCATCAGCAATAATTACTAATGATTTATTTTGTTGGGAAACTGCTTCTAAGATAGGTAAAATCTCTTTTACTTGGTTTAATCTTTTATCTGCAATAAGAATTAACGGATCTCGAAGAACAGCTTGCATTGTATTATTATCTGTAACAAAATAAGGAGACTTATAACCTCTGCTAAATTGCATTCCTTCTACCGTTTCTAGGTAGGTTTCTCCTGTTCTTGATTCTTCGATAGTAATTACACCGTCGCGTCCTACTTTATCCATGGCTGTGGAAATTAACTCACCAACTTCTGTATCGTTGTTAGCTGATATGGTAGCGACTTGTTTTAACTGTTCTTCGTCCGTAATATCTTTTGAATACTCTTTTAAATAATCTACTGTCTTTTCTACTGCATCGTCGATACCTCTCTTGATATCTACAGCATTTACTGCATTGTTCATTCTCTCGATACCCTGCTTGTAAATTTCTCTTGCTAATAGTGTTGACGTAGTAGTTCCGTCTCCGGCCTGATCAGCAGTCTTAATAGAAGCTTGTTTAACTAATTGTGCTCCTATATTTTCTACTCTATCTTCTAAGTCTATAGATTTAGCAACTGTAACTCCATCTTTAGTTGATACCGGGTTACCTTGATCTTGTTCTATTATAGCGTTACGTCCTGATGGACCTAATGTAGCAACAACTGCATCTGCTAATTTATTAACTCCTTTAAGTAGTTCTTCTCTTGCTTCTGATGAAAATATAATCTTTTTATCCATTTACTTCTTCTTTAACTGTTGCTAAAATTTCTCTATCCTGTACTATGAAATACTCTTCTCCTTCAAAGTCAATACGTAATGTACCAATTTTAGGGACTAATACTATATCTCCAACGGATACATTTACTGAAATAAACTGGCCAAATTCTGATTGTCTACCAGAACCTATTGCAAGCACTTCGCCCATTTCAGGTTTTTCTTTACCCATATCTGGGATTACTATGTTCCCATACATCTGCTCGCCTTCATCTATTGGCTTAAGTAGTATACGGTCGTTTTGTGGAATAAGTCTTTTACTCATGTATAACTGTTTTTATTTATTAAATTAATATACGAACTATTTTTCGAAAATCAAACCCTAGAGCGGATAAAACCTATTTAATTTTCAAAGATCTTGGTGCAGATCCTTTTGCAAACGGAATATCAATCTTCAACAAACCGTTTACAAAGTTTGCTTCAGCTTTTGATAAGTCGTATTTGCTATCGATTTTCCATCCTAGGTTAAAGGAACGTTTCGCTATACCTCTGTGTAGGTATTTTGTTTCTTCCTTAACTTTGGATTTTTCGTAATTTACCTTAAGGTTGTTTCCATCTACAATAATCTCAATTTCTTCTTTTGGGATTCCTGTACAAGCAATATCTATCTGAACTCCGGATGGAACTTCGATAACGTCTACTGGATGGGCTACTTTGGTGTCGTGTGCTAGCGGAGAAAATTTGCCAGCTTCTTGAAAAAGATTTCTAACTAAAATGTCGAACGGAGACCGTTCATTTAAAAATAATGTACTCATATCATATAGTGTTGCGAGTGCCTAAGCTACTCATGTTAATAAAAAAAAATCGCTCTAGGGTCAATTCTCTTTAGTATAAATAGACCGTGATTTACTTTTAATGTCCTTCTTTCCAATTGTCAGCTATTTCAGGAGGTGCTTTCAACGTAACTCCAGGTAGTACTAGGTTATTCTCCATTATCTCTTGTACTATAGGAGCAAAGTCTTTTGCTTGATCTTCTCTAATATTAATTATAAGTTGATCATGAACCTGCGCTTGTACGATTGCATCGATTTTCATCTCTTTAGCTTTACGGTTGATCTTAAGTGCTGCTCTATTCACTACAGATGCTGCTAATGACTGAAGTTGAAAGTTTAAGCAGTTATTCAAGCCGTTTCTATAATCTCTATATACCTGCAGTACTTGGTCCTTACCGTATTGCTCAGATAGTTGATTTCTAAATCTCCAGTCCATTATTCTTTCTCCGAACTTCTCATATATTTTAGTAACCTTAGGTAAGTGTCTAATACGTCCTACATAGTTTTTAATGTACCCATGAGCTTTAACTTGTAATCTAGAATCTTCTCTCCATTTCTTTAGATCAGGAAAACCATCTAGATAACCTGCTACTAGTTTTTCTGCTTCTTTAGTAGGGATACCTAATGTCATACCTAAAGCATACGCCTCCATTCCGTATGCAATACCTAATGAATAGGCCTTAGCTTGATTACGTTTGACAGGATCTAACTTCTTTAAGTAGTTGTCAGCTTTTTTATCCGGCGATACTCCTTTCAGTTCTTCAGTTTGTATAGCTACGGTTGAGTAGAAATCCCAGCCATTATTAAATATCTCCTGTAATTTAAGATCCCCTGTAACTGAAGCAAAGCAATGAGGCTCTAATGATTCGTAATCCGAATCTATTACCTTTCTATCTTTTCCAGCAATTAAAAATGCTCTAACAATATTAGTATATTTAACAATGATCGGAGCATCTTCTCCTTCTTCTTTAGGTTTAGGGAGCTGTTGAGCATCCGAACCGTAACGACCTGATACAGTACCGTGTTGTTTAAAGTAGAAGTAGTATCTACCGTCTTCGCTATTATCTATAAACCTATCAACATACGTAGATTTAATCTTAAGTAGTTTATTATATATTCTCAAGTTTTCAGCCCAAGCATAGGTCTTAGCTAAGCTCTCTAACATATCCATATCAAACTGAGCTTGACCTTTTCTAGTCTTACTCTTAGCTTTAATACCCATATAGTTAAATACAATCTCACCTAAGTGTTTTTTAGATTGTATATTGATATACTCTCCATCATTCTTCTCTTTCCAAAGCGACATAGAAATACGGGCTATTTCTATTTCCTCTAATACTGAATTGTCACCTGTTAGTAGGAATTGCTTTGCAGGACTATCTTCTAGCTCTTCGATATTCTTTTGAGTAAGAGAATATTTACCAGTCTTTTCCGATTTAGGTAAAGATAGTGAATATCTTTCAGCAAGCTTTTGAGCCCAGCTACCTTTATGGTTAGGAGGAAAATTATCGAATGCAGTATTCATAACCCATTTTTTAGCTTCAGAAGTTGCTAATAAGCTCTTCATAACTACTCCTTTATTCTCCTGTAAGTCTTTAACTATATTATCATGAGTTTCTTGTAATAGGTCCATATCTAAGTCTACTCCGTAGTTTTCCATAGGAATAGTAACTTCTCTGTATATCGGCATTACCTCATCTTCAAAAAAGAACTTCTCTAGATTCTCTTCCTTAAGTTTAGTAAGGAAGTAGTTACATAAGCGAAGAGTTAAATCCGTATCCGCAGATGCATACTTAGATAGTATATCAAGATCTGCTTTATAAATTTCAAAATTAGTTTTTGTAACCTCTCCTCCGTTTTTCTTTATAGAATCCTTAAGTTCTATTTGCTCTTCATTAGCTGCTTTTTCTACATCTAATCCTATATGCTCCTGTACTGATATAGCTAAGGCTTTTAAACCGAATACTCCCATACCAGCGCCTTCTTCCTGTACAGTATGAACTAGTAGTAACGTCTCTACCCACAGATCTTCTAATAAATCTACTCCAAAGTAGTTATTAATAAACCTACAGTCAAATGAAGCATTATGCATTACCAGCTTCTTACCTTTTAACATTTTAAGTAGGTTCTTAGAAATCACTTCTGTACTTTGTCCGTTAATTTCCTGTACTTGCAATTCATTTGCTTCATGACTCCATACAAGAGTCGGTAGGTAAAACCCTATACCTTCTGCTCCGGAAATAGACCACCCGACTATCTTTCCTTTTCTCATATTTAACGAAGTCGTTTCCGTATCTATAGCAATCACTTCTGATTCTTCTATATGTTGGAACATTAGCTTTAACGTCTCTGAGTCCTGTACTGTGTAATACTTTTTTTCTATTTGCATATATAACCTTTTATTAATTTCGTTGCATGTTTAAAGCAGGTATATCGCCTACTTTATTAAAATAATCATGAAGCATAGCTTCTTCCAATCCTTTCTGGTAATTAATATAAAAAGAATAATCCAATAAACAAACTTTTTGTTTAGGAGTTTTAAAAGCATATATATCAACTGATTTATATTCCTCTTTAATCTTTTTCCTAATTCTTATATTCCCTGAGTTGGAGATACATTTGTATTGAGTATTAATTCTGTGGTAGATATTAGCTGATTGGCCTATTTTCAAAACCTTATCATCGTTAGAGCATATTAAATATACCCCAGGGTATTTATTCCAATCCTCTTTTTCTACTTCAAAATTTACATCTACACCTTGCTTAAGTCTATCGCTAGAAAAGATAGAGCCAATTTTTATAAAACCTTTTTGCTTCCAGTATTCTACTGTTTTCATATAACCTTATTTATAATTAAATATAAGAAAAAAGTTGCAATTAAGCAACTTCTCTCCTAGTATTCTCCATAAAGATCAAACTTTTCTGGTATCGGTTCTTCTATGGTTACCTCTTCTGTCTTTATTGCATATAACTTTCCATTCAAAGGTTCTAATCTATAGTGGCCTTTAAATTTAGTCTTTCTCATATACTGAGTAAGGGTAGGTACTAAGCCATCAATAAGGGTTTCCTTATCAATGACTAGTTCCCATTTATCTCCTGGAGGTATTCTTTCTGCTATAAGCTCGTTATGCTCTACTATTTCTTTTTGCATCAAAATATTCTTTTAAGAATTCTTTTCTATATAACATCACTTTACCTGTATACGCTTTGTTGCTAACCTCTCGTACAGCTGTTGGTTCTTTTTCTCTTAATGCTGTTTTATATACGTCTTTTCCTAGCTCAGGACCTGCTTTTTGTCCTAAGTAATCAAAAAGTGAAAATGTTGCATCTAGTACTGATTTACCCTCAAATTTTAAACTAGCAAGTTCTTCCTGTAATTTTATATTTTCCATATTACTGTCTTAAAGTTTTTTCTATTCTATAATCTGTATTTGTAAAGAAGTCTGGTATTAAACTTTGATGAGTTGCTCTTATAGGATTAATATCTAATCCACCTCTTCTAGTATATAGACATGATACCATTAACTGTTCCGGCTTATAAGCATCCATTAAGTGTTTAAACACCATTTCACAAATCTCTTCATGGAAATGACTTACAGTCCTATGACTAACAATATATTTAGCAAGTGCATCTGCTGCAGGAATATCTCTTCCTTTAATTTTAATAAATACATCTCCCCAATCTGGCTGGTTAGTTACCCTACAGTTAGATCTAAGTAAGTTAGATTTTAACTTAATCTCTATAGGTTCATCAACTCTATCTTCTATTAATAGTTGAGAAGAATCTGATTTATATTGTATAAAATCTATTTGATCTAAATCTACTATGTCTCCAAGATCTGAGTAGCCTTCAAATGATATAGCTTTACCTTCATCTGAAGACTCATAAAAGGAAACTGTAGTACTAGTTTCTAGTAACTCATCTAAATCTCTTTTTACTCTAGCTTCTATAACTGCCATACAGTCTGCTGAGTTATCTCCTATATGGGTCATATTAAATGAGTTGAGATATAATTTAATTGACTTCGATTCTACGTGGTATTCACTATCCGAAGGACATACAATTTTTAACATACCTGAAACCGGTAATCCTTTAGAAGTAATTGCTGATACTTCATAACAATTCCAAGTATCTACTCCTACAAAGCTTTCAGATGTAAGTCCGTAACCTTCTCTATTTAAGTACCTAGGTACTTTTACTAATAATTCAGGAGAGTAAGTATCCTTATAACCATCTCCTCCTACTTTTCCTAAATGCTTAGAAGCAATATCAACTACTTCTTGATAATTTTTAACGTCTGCCATAATTTTAATTAATATATTCTAATATTTGTTCAACTCTCTGCAATGGTGACCCTGTTACAGTTAGGTAGGGTTTTCTTACTCCATCAAGAAGTAATTTAAATTCTTTATCAATCTTTACTCTCCACTCTTCATTAACGCTCCTTACTCCGTCGTCAACCGATTTAAATTCAATAGGAAAGTAAATATAATGTGTATATTGTTTTTTAACTCTATTCCAAGTATCTTCAATATACGAGTGACTTGGAGCATCTATACCTGGCATAAAATTAGAATATACCATTAGGTCCATATAACATCTATCAAGTAGTAAGTCTCCTGGACGTAGTAAAGCTTCTAAATGAAAGCTACTAATAGCAAGCTGAGTTTTTGAAGTGCCTTTCTCGTTAATAGGAAATCCATACTCTGCTACTGATCTAGTCGATTCATTTATGAACTCGTATTTAGGTAGTTTATTTTTAAGTAATTCGTAAACCGTAGTCTTACCCGTACTACTTGCTCCTACTAATGCAACTCTATTTACCATAAAACCTTTTATTATTTATATATAATATACGAAATTATAAATTACTTTCCAACTACTTTATTAAGAAAATCTACCCAAAGAAATAGAGATCTATCCCTAGTTACCTTCCACATCTCTTCTTCCGTAATATTGAAAGCATTAAATCTTTCCTCTGCTAGTATTTTACCTTCGTCTACTCCTGCATCTACTTTATGGAGTACGCATCCCATAACTGGGTATTTACCTTCAAATGCTCTAATCTGTGGATCTTTACCTTTAAGTTCCGGATACACTGTAATAAGTCCTGGATGTCCATTAAATATGCTGTACTTTTCACATATAGAAGGAGGCATAATTCTTAACCATCCGTGTAGTGTTATTATAGGATCCTTATAGAAACCTATAACTTCTTCATAATCCTCTACTAGGGGCTTATTTATTGTTGTTGCTAATAAATTCTGTTCTAGTAAATCGCTATTAATCTTCCTAATATTTGAAGGCCTTTCGTTAGTTATTATAGCATCAGGCCAGTAGCCTAATGCATTAGCTATGTCCACTATTTCCGAACCAGTTTGACTGAAGAATGCTATCCAGGGTTTTCTCATTTTATTATATTTTCTATACCTTCGTAAGAAACAGGGTACAGGTGTCTTCCACTTCTTATACTATATTTAGTATTAAAATTAGAGAAGTTCACATTACCTTCGCTTATTGTTTCTATCACTCCTACTTCTACTTGGCCAATAAAACTAAATTTTACTTTATCTCCTACCTTATACTGCTCTCTTTCCATTTGTAAGCCATTTAAATTTATGAATATTATTTAAAATCAAATTCGTATCTTCCACTTCAAAATTAATAAGCTCATGAAGCTTTTGTCTTTCTTTTGAGAATAATCCATCTGAACCGTATGGTATACCTTTAATGCCATGTACGACAGGATTACTAGTATCTAGAGAATAAATCCAAGGGTATTGAGAATAGTATGAAAACTCTTGAGGTAAGCCACAGCCTAGTAAGTGATGAGGTTTATTTTCATTTATAATACCGTCTCTTACTAAATCTCCTAGTAGCTTAATACGTCCTAGCATCCAACTAACGTACTTGTTAGGATGAGGTATAGAATCGGTATAATACGAATAATCAAAAGATATTGCGATCATATCTACATCGGCAATTTTATCCATATATTCGTAACATGCTACTATCTGCTTGTATGTCTTACCCTGTACTACACCTATCTTTTTACCGTACACTGATTTTGAATAGTGCATATTCCAGCTAGCCATCTGACTCATAGTTTTCTTAGTATCTTCTAATGCATCAGGTACTATGTACCAAGTTGGCCTTAACTCATTAATCCAGTTTGCAAACTTATCAGCATCAAATGCTTCTTCTAATTCAAAAATAGAGTTATCTAATATAACTTCTCTACCTTTTTTAACTGCTTCTTTAAACTGGTCTAAGTACTCTTCATCTTCTTCTAATAAATGTACTAATGCGTAATCATAGTCTGTGTACTTCTGTACATCGTTAAAAATACTTTTAGGACTTTCATGAGCTATTTTAATCATCTAATTTTATATCGTTTATTGAGTTACGTAATTCTGCCATTGCTTTTTCAAACTCCTCTGCATACTTTTCTACTTCTGGAGTACTTGCTTCTTTAACTGCTTTAATTGCTATAGATAGAGGAACCATATCCATTTTATGGCTATCTACATATATTATATGATCCTCTAACTTAATTGGCATTAAACAACTTTTTTAGGTTCGGTCTAAAGTAGTTGATAGACTTCATTACTTTTTTGTCCCTAGATCTATAAACGACGTATCTACTATTAACCTTTTCATAATGACACGGCTCACCCTGTTCTTTAGCTCGTAAGGTGACAGTCTGTAAGGCTTCTTCCTCAGTAGTGCAAGATTTTGACATATTACTGTCTTGTACCTCTTGATACGCTGGCCATATCTGATCCTTAAGGCCGTGTAGCATAACACCGTTCCCAAGGGACACATAAGTAATATCGCACAAAGCATCCAAAACTTCCACGATGTCTCCGTTTTCGCAAGCTTGTCTATATTCCTCCAATTCTTCGAGTATAAAGTCGTAAACGAATTGCCATTCTTTTTTTTCTGGGATTGTTGGTCCATAGTTGTTCGGTTTTCCAAAAGTAGTATTAAATGTTTCTACTTCGCTAACAAAAGGTACATAGTCTTTTTCAGACATAGCATCTAATATAGGGAATAATGTTAATTGCTTTCCTTTCATTTTAGTATACTTTTATAATTCTTGATTCTGCAAGGCTAATAATCTTAAAGTTCGTTTCACTTAACTCTTCTAGCATCTTATATGTTTTAGCTTCTGCTTCTGTTCCTGTCATTGCATCTACTAGGTATATTTCTTTTACTTTCTGTACTCTTCCTCTATCGTTTTCTCTTTCGAATTGAGTAGTAACTTGCCAATAGTTTGTCATAATTTAATTTATTTATTAATGTTTACAAATACTTGCTAATTCTATATTTTTATAGAACTCTGCTTTTGCTGAGTCTTCGTTAAGAAATGCTCCTGTTAATTTCGCTGTTTGCATAGATGCTCCTCTATGTTTAACTCCTCTACATGATACACAAGCATGAGTTGCATTAATCTGTACTGCTACTCCTAGATTTCCTTCACATATCTTATCTACAGCATTATGAATAGCTACAGTTAACTGTTCCTGTATAGCTCCTCTTCTACCGAATTGCTCTACTATTCTATTTAACTTAGATAACCCTACTACTTTACCGTCTTCTGAGGCTATATAGGCAATACTGACTGTACCGCTAATGGCTTGATGGTGGTGTGAACACATAGAGGTTACAGGTATATTACTTTCCTGTACAATACCATCGTATCCATCTGATGGGAATGCTGTAATTCTGTCTAAAGGATTATACCTTCCTGCCCATAGGTCGTTTACGTAAGCTTTAGCTACTCTAAATGGAGTATCTGATGAGTTAGGATCTTCTTTATAGTCACAGCCTAGAGCGGTTAAAAAATCTGCATAAGCTTTTGCTGCTCTTTCTATAATTACTTTCTTTTCATGTTCAGTTAACCTAGCTTCAGGTCCTTCTAATTCTTGCTTTGCAGCTAATTGACTTGATATACCATTTGCATATCCTGCTTTTACTAATTCTGTTCCGTCTATAAACTTTTTAGGCATAAATTTTAATTGTTTTTTTGAGGTTCTACGACTCATTAATATAATAATAATATAAGTAATTTATTTTAATTCTCCAAATAATTTTGAATAGTATTTGAATCTTTTTTCTCCCAAGGGTACACTATCCATCCAAAATCATCGTCTATTTCCTCTGCATAGTAGTCGGGTTTGAATACCGAAGTATTTTTATAATGTAGTGCTGCATACTTAGGAGTATCCAAGTCTTTTTCTAATTCCTTAAATGTTTTTCCTGTATCTGCTATATCATCTATTATAAGCATATTAGGGTAGTGGTTACTCATATAGGGCATGTACTGTATGTCAAACCTATGTGAAAACATTATTGCTAATATCGTACCTCCTCTAGGTACACCTGTAACTAAGCTTACCTTTCCTTTACATTTATCGTATACTTTATCTAATAGTTCGTTAACCTCATCCCAGGTTATAAAGATTTTCTTTGTTTCCATAATTATGATACGTTAGTTGTCCATTTTTCACTATCAATAGTGTACCTAGTTGTTGTTCCGGAAATGCTCTTAACTTTATCTTTTAAGAACTGCCACTGCTTTGGTGATACTGAATACGTATGTACTCCGTCCACATATCCTCTTATCCAGTCAATAAATTCTTTCTCTGTCATTTCTATTCTATTAAGTAATCAATCCAATTTGTTCCTGATGTGTTGGTGTTAGGGAATCTAAATTTTAAGTTCTTATCACCGAATTTTATTGTCTTGATAAATTCTTTAGGTATTGCTGCTCCTGTTGGCACCCTTCTTACTTTATCGTCAAACAATACTTCTATTGTTACTTCAACTTGATAGAAATTAGCTAAACTTCTTTCGAACTGTTCTAATCTATTCCATACCCCTCTATTCAAGCTTTCATGTTGAAGAACACAATTGAAATACATAAATGTTTCTCTTAACATCTCCTTAGTACAGCTAAATGCTGCTGCAGGTGCTAGATGACCTTTGTCCCATATGTTGTTTGAATAGTCTTCTGCTGTAGATGTTACTATATTAGGAACTGTTCTAAAGTCCATACCTGCTCTATCAGCATCCCCTTTAGGGCACTGTACTGTATAACTAACTTCAAGAGGTTGTTTTAAATCTTGATCATATAGTACTTTATAAATCTTTGTTTCAACTTCTATTACTTGACTAACCCCGATAAAAGGTACTATTATTAGTAATGCGACAATACTAATTGTTCTTCTTCCCATTTATAACTTTTTATTGTTTCTTGATCTGCTTCTGTTTTAAACTTTACTGAATCGAAAGGTATAAAGCTTTCAATTATATACTTTCTCAACTCTCTTAAAGTTACGTACTCTTCTTCTACCCCATCCCAAGGGTCTTCTGATATAAGGAATACAGTGTGTACGTCCCCCATTTTATAATCCCAAACTGGGCTTCCTTCTATAGTAACCGTATGATCTAGTCTACCTGGACCTGCTGATTCTATTAATTCTTTTAAATTAACCATTCTCTAAGTATTTTTTTAATTTATCACATAAAACCAAAACATCATCTGGTTCCATAGTAATTGCGCAACATGTATTAATGTTTTCTGCTATTGTTTCTAATATTTCTAATGCTTCTTCTTGATTCACTATACTTCACGTTGATCTTCGAATGCAATAATGTGCGGTCTCCAAGTCATTCTGTAACCGTTATCTCTTACCCAATCGAATACTAATGGGTAGGATTTAAATAACCCTTCTCTAGAATCTCCAGCTGGCATAAACCATACTTTCTCTTGAGGTACATCCATAATCTTAATAAAATTAAGAATTTCTTCTAATGAACCTTTATCCTTACCGTCCCATACTGGCTTAATATGGTAATCTGAATGGTATGATATTGATTTAGATATAGCATCATAATTAAGTCTAAACTTATTATGTCTTTTTACCATTCTTTCGTCGGTAATGGATCCTTGAGGAGTTTCAACACCAACAACGGGGACACTATTACTAAACTTAGGACTAATGCTAAGCAAATTAATAGGATAATCGGTAGGTAGAAAATGAGATCCCTCAGTTTCAATAGTAATGAATATATTGTTTTCATGTGCAAAGTGTGTTAATTCGTTTACTAGAGCAGGATGCATTGTTGGTGATCCACCGGTTAGCATCATTTCTTTTATATGAGGATTATCTTCATATGCTTTAATAATGTCTTTAAAATTAAAGTGTCCTTTTTCTGGATGTATACTTGTATACCAGCTATCACACCATCCTCCTTCTCCAAAGTAACATCTATGTGTACATCCTGTAGTTCTAATCACTACTGTTGGATAACCAGCTCTTGATCCTTCTGACTGTACTGCTGTATATATTTCTACGATAGGTAAATTTTTATCGTAGTCTTCTATTCTTTTTAATTGTTTATGCGACATAAATTGCACTGTTTTTAGCGTGTTCTCTAAATTCTACTTTTGTTATCTTAACTCTTCCGTCAGTTTCTGCTTCGATAAATGGATTTATACTATCGTAAATAAATTTAGCAAAGCTCTCTGCTCCGGTAGCTGGAATAACTCGTACTTGAGCTACTTTAGCTAAATCCATTTGCATAAAAGATTCCTTAAATGGATCGTCTTCAGCTACTAAAAAGGTATGGTCAAACATATAATCCATCCATGCTTTAGGAGTCATCTTTTCTATAGTTCCTTTAGCTCTTTTCATTCCTCCGAAATCCCAGACCCAATTTCTCTCATCTAACTCCCCTTCAAACCATATCTTAAAAGATACTCCGTATCCGTGTAGTTTAGAGCAATGTGTTGTTGTTGCTTTCCATTGACGAAATACAGTAGAGTATCCGTCAAATACTTTTGTTGATTGAAATTTTCCCATAACTTTAATTTAAACTAATTCTTCTATAATTCCTATTCCTTCACTCAATATGAGTAAACCTACTGCTATATCTAAACTATAACATAATGCAGCATAACCTAAAATACGGATACCTGATTTGGCGAAGCTAATTTGTTGATGTAATTTTGGATCTGGAATCTTATGATCATTGATCTTGATTCCTTCGAAGTTCTCTCTTTCTTCTCTATTGTAGAGTTCATTCATAACCTTTTTTCCTAATTTATTCATATTCGTGTTTTTAAAGTGGTGCTGTGACACTGTACCTATATTATAATAATATAGTGTTTTTTATTCTAATATGCAACTAATTTATAGAGTATATTAAATGTATTACCCATGCTACTAATCCGTTTAACTGTAGTATTACTAAATTCCACTGTCTACGGACTGTTGTCTGAATCATTACACATAAGAACCCTATTATGAATAGATATGGATTCAATGTCCATTGTCCAGCTACTAGAAACCCAGCGCCCATATATCCAACCCTACTTGATAGTCTTTCTAAAGGAGTAAGTTTACGTTCCCTTACCATTAACCTTAGGTAGTAGTGCCACCACTTAAACTCACATTTTCTGCAAGTCTGTTTTTCTCCGGTTTTGTATAAGAATCCCGGTTTTTCTTGCTTACATACGTTACACTTTTTCATAGTCCTAGATCTTTTCTAATATCTTCTTTAACTATTCTCAAATACTTTTTACGTTTCTCTTTTGATACAAACGGTACAGACCAGAATTGTTTTGTCTTAGTCCATCTGTTTATATTCCAGCCAAATACAAATGTATATACTCCCATTACTAATCTTAATTTAACTGAGTTAAGGTATAGTGTTATTACCGGTAATTTGGGAGCTCCATGAGTAATGTATGTCCTTACTTTCTTTTTACTAAAAAAAGGTTTCGGATAAGCGTACTTACCTACTACCGGTACAAACTTGTATGCAAAACCAGGTGTAAATACTTCATCAAAAAACATCTCTAATTTAGGCGTCAACCTAAACCACCATACAGGTGAAACAAAGTAGATATGTGTTGACCAAGTAACTAACTTCTTATAGCTTTTTATCAGATCTACTTTATCTCTATGTAATTTATCTTCATATAAATCTATAACTTTGTAGTTTGATTTATACTTATTCATCTGTCTAATAATTGTTCTGTATATGCCGTTATAACAGAATGACTTTTGATCTGGATGTCCTATTATTATAAGGTGTTTTGTCCCTTTTTTCATTTTATAAATTTAAAGTATATCCTCCGAATTTTCTCATGTAAGTTGTAATTCGTACTCCATTACCGTCTTTTCTTACTCTACCTGATCTAAACCACTTTTTAACACTTCCTTGGCCGCCTAAATGTGCTGCTGCTAATAGTCCTGATTCTGTAACTAGTACTCCATGTACGACTTTACCATCAAACTTATTTATAAGTTTTTGCAATCGTTTTTTATTATGTTTAAGTAGAGCAAACATAGCTTGTTCCTGCAGAAGTGTATCTTTAAGGAACTTAGAGCGACTAGCTCTTATCTTTAGCGTTTTTAAAGTAGATTTTCCAAACTGGTATCTTCCCATATATCCGTACCTGTTAACTACACTGTATCTATTGCCTGATTCTTGATGACCTAAATCATTTAAGAATAATTGGTGGTCTTTAATAACTATTTCAGGAAGTATAGATGAATCTATAGTAGTTGTTATTTTAACTTTTTCAGGTTTAAGTACATTAACTTTAACAGTACCTCTTTTTAATTTATATACTGATGTAAATGCCATTATAGAAAATAACATTATAGCAATTAAAATTAACCTAGAGATACTGTCAAGTTTAGTTTTCATAACTGTTTTTTTAGATAGAGCGGTTCCTTCTTTTACCGTCCCATTGTACTTTTTTAGTGTTCCCTAACATAATGTACCTGCTTACTCTTTTATTAAAAGTGTTTCTGGTATCATTAGTATGTGGTTGACCGTTTTGTTGATCGCTTGTAGTACTCATTTTTTTATTTTAATTATTTAACATGAGCTTATAAATATGCAGATAAAACGTTTTCAACGTGTTTTCTTGCTACCTCGTAATCAACTTCTCCAGTTTCATCCTCATACTGTACGGGATCCTTTCTGCCAAGAGCAATAAAAGCCTCAATCCTCTCAACACTAGAAGCAGACTTATAATCACTATTTCCCGAAGGATAAGGCTTATAAGAAGTATTTGTTCTTTTATATACTTCATTAAAATCAATTTTTAATTTAGCGCATAGTATTTCTCCATCTTGCAAAATACCAAATTTATCAGTATTTAAATAAGGTGTAAAGTAGCCTACTCTATCCGCATCCCAATTTCCCATTCTAAAAGCTGCATCATCTGCATCTCTAAATTCTTGTCTACAATCAGGATAAACTGCATGGTCACCAGCATGAATACCTAAAGCAATATCACAAACACCTTCTGTTTTATTTGCTACAGATAATGCTACTGCTTGAGTAATAGAAGCAAACATTTTATTTCTATTAGGAACAACTGTTTCTTTCATATTATCTTGCTCATAATGTCCTTCAGGTACATCTTTACCGCCTTCAGTTAATGCTGAATCTAATAGATCTACTAATCCATCTAATTTAATTTGACGATAATTTACTTTGTGACCTTTAGTTGCAAGGTAATCAATTAATTGTTGAGCTCTTTCAAGTTCAACTCTATGTTTTTGACCATAGTCAAATGAGATACCTGTTACTGTATCATACTCCTCGATAGCTCTTAACAATAGGGTGCTGCTATCCATTCCACCACTTAAACTAACTACACAATGTGCCATAATTTACTTATTTAATTTTTGCCAGGTATTTTGAGCGTATAGGCCAACGCTTACCTTTAATATAAGAAATATATTATTATATTCCTACTCTATATTTGTAAAAGATGATATTTTCTCTTGTATTACTCTCCACTCACTTATATAATCTTTTATTGACCCGTAGTGTTTACTTTTACTATTAAGTAACTCTCTACAAGCTGATTTTAGTGCTTGATTAAACGTTGCTGGGTAGCATACTGTTTTAATATAGTGTGTGTTGTTTTCCCCTTTAATGACTCTTTCATATAGAGTGTATCCTCCTGAGGTTGATTTAGCAATGAAAAACGGTTCCATAACCGCATCTTCAATAATTGTGTCCCCAGCGGGGATAGAATCTGGTCTTCTTAACATAACTTAAATTTATTATTTATTTCCAATATAACTGTACCATTACTATTATAAATGCTAGTAGTAGTGTAATTCCTGTTTTCATTGTAATGCCTTCTCCTAAATGTACGTAAGTCAGTATCGCCATTATTATCATACCTGTAGAAAATCCTATTAATCTACCAGGCCATAATAATCCATTAAATCCTGCTACGACATATCTTGAAGCATAAATTAAAATGTAACTAATAGGTATCCCTAAACAAGCCATAAGCAGTGGTCTTTCCTTAACCCAGTTACTAAAGAACTGAGAGTTAGTCTGGTACCATATCATTCCTTGGGCTATCATAAAGAGTATAAACGCTATAACTACATTTCTATTCACTACCTATAAATGCTTTTAACTTCTTTTCATCCATTCTACCGGGTTCTGACTTTACATTGTCTCCGTCTATAACAACAGTTGTTGGTATACCATTCACTTTATATTCTGCTGCTAATCCTGTTGTATCTTTTTCAACATTTATATTAACAAAGTCGTACTCATCTTTTAGTTCCTCAGATACTTTATCAAAGGTTTTAGCGTATACCTTACATGGTCCGCACCAATCTGCATAAAATTTAATTACTTTTTTCATTTTCTTCCTCTTTCTTTATAGGTATTAAATCTTGATTTTTTTCCTGAGGTGTTTAAAGTTTTTACTCCTCTTGTTTTTAACCACTCTACTGTTTGTGTATAGAGTTGTTTTGATGAATTTTTTGACATATAACTTTGATTTATGATTATATAATAATATAAGAAAAATAAAGCATTTAAACAACTATTTTACAGTGTTTCCATCTACTGTTATTTCATGCCAATGTACTCTTCCTTCCTCGATTGCCTTCTTAATATTCTTCTGCTTACCCATAAGAAACGCACTACCGCTTTTTACCTCTACGAAGTGAATTGAGCATTTAGTCTTGCTGCCGGTATCTTTAAAGGCAACATAATCAATTGGCATACCTAAGAACGTACAGTCTTCAGGAGGGACAGGGAAACCGGGCATAAATGGAACGAAATGCTCTATCGTTTTTCCCCACTGTACTGCTCCTGATCTCTTCTTAGCATCCCTCCTAATTTCTGCTCTCTCTTTCTCAAATTGCTCTTGTAATAGTCTTACTTTCTTTTTAAAACGGTAAGAAACTCCTCCTAGTATTACTAAGAGGGTTCCTATCACTATTGTGTATAACATATTCTAATTTTTATCCATCACAGCTAAGACAATCTTCAGATGTCCTAGAACCTATATCTCCATTAATTACTGAATCAGTTCTAAGGTAATATAGTGTCTTAATTCCCAATTTCCAAGCTGTCTGGTGTACTAGGTTAATAAATTTAGGTGAATCGGTTGGATCAAAAGCTAGATTTAACGACTGTGTCTGATCAATATACTTCTGTCTAACTGCTGCTTGTTCCACTAATGCTAATTGATTTACCTCTGCAAAAGTTAGAAAGATAGGCTTATCCTCTAAAGGCATAATGTCTTCTGGTAGGTTTGCTACAGACCCTCTATCTTTCATAATGGAATCCCATACTTCCTCTGTATTACACCCTCTTTCTTCAAAGTAGCTTTCTAGTGCCGAGTTTTTTCGTATAAACGTTCCTTTTGCTGAATTAAAAGTATATACATTAGCTGGTATTGGTTCTATGCCGGCTGATACTCCTCCTGAAATTGTACTATTAGATACAGTCGGTGCTATAGCCATTAAGTGAGTATTTCTCATACCTGTACCTTTACACCAAAGTGGCTCTCCGTACTCATCTGCTAACTTTCTTGATGCTGCTTCTGCTTGATTTTTAATTTGAGAAAAAATCTGATGTGTGTATGATGTTGCTGCTATAGATGAAAATGGTATTCTTTCATTCTGTAATAATGTATGCCATCCTAGTACTCCTAGTCCAATAGCTCTACCTTTTTTTGCTGATCTATGAGCTCTAATAAGGGAGTCTCTTCCAGAAGTCTTAGCTAGAAATTCTTCTAAAACTCCGTCTAAAAAGTATATCGATGTCTCAATTAAATCTGAGTTTTTCCATTCATGCCATTTTGTTAAATTAACTGAAGATAAGCAGCAAATGAAGCTATGTTCTTCATCTGTATGTAGAGTTATCTCTGAGCATATATTAGTCATGCTTACATCTAAGTTATTTTTAACATAGGCTGGTGGATTGTCATTATTTACATTGTCTTTAAACATTATATATGGCTCTCCAGTCTCAACTCTAGATTTCAGGATTGTTACCCATGTATCCATAGCCTCAGGGTCTCTCCGCTCTAGTTTTTGCATAAAGTCATCATCCACTACGACGCATTGGTGTAGGTTTAGACACTGTCTATTAGGATCTCCTTTAGGTCTACGTATTTGTAAAAATTCTTTAATATCCGGGTGGTTAATATCCAGGTTTACTGACGCTGCTCCTCTTCTAACTGCTCCTTGATTAGTCGCTAGTATTGTTGAATCGTAAATTTTAGACCACGGTATTACTCCTTCTGATTGGCCCATATCTCCGTTTCCTATTTCTACTCCTCTACCTCTAATACGGGATAACCCTATACCAACACCGCCGCCAAGGGAGGTAAGTCTCATTAGTTCGGCATTGGTGAGACCAATACCTCGAATTGAATCGGGCGTATCAATTCCAAAACATGAGATGGGTAATCCTCGGTCGGTTCCGGTGTTAGAAAGTACAGGGGAAGCTAAATTTAGCCATCCTTTCCACATATAGCGGAAAAACTTATTAGCTAGATCTGGTCTATCCAGTCTTTTTGCAATTGTATCTGCTACTCTTTTATATGCTTTTTTAGGTGTTTCATCTGTCAGCAAATATCCTTTTGATATTGTTGCCAATGATACTTCGTTCATCCACTCTGGATAATCTTTACCTGCTTCCCATTTGGAAGTATCTACTACTATACTCATAAATTATTTTATTAAAACATTGTTGCTGCATCCCATTCCATATGCCCTTTGGCGTAGTTTGTTACTCTGTTCGCAAAGAAATCTGTATGCTGTTTACCTGCAATTACTGCGTCAAACCATTTCATTGTTTTTAGAGCACCCTTATCTATTTCCTCAGAAGGAACAATAGGCTTTAAACCTAAATCTCCCATTTTAGTATTCACTCTATGGCGAATAAAGTTCTTTAATTCGTCTTTCTTTAAGTTCTCTAAATCTCCCATCTCAAATATCTTATCAATGAAATCGAATTCTAACTTCAAAGCATCTTTAGCAGCTGATTCAATATCTGCTATTAATTCTGGTGTTTTGAATTCTGGATGTTCTTCCATAAGTGTTCTGAATAGCCAGCATCCAGCATCAGAATGTAAGCTTTCATCTCTTACTGACCATTCAACTATCTGCCCTACTCCTTTAAGCTTATTTCTCATTTTAAATGAAAGAAGTACTGCAAAAGAACTAAATAGATTTACCCCTTCGGTAAAAGCAGAAAATATAGCTAGAGACTTTGCTCTATCGTGCCAATTAGGAGAACCATCATGACCGTCTCTCACTTCCATCAGACTTTCAATCTTAGCCATAGTTGCTTCATCTTCTAAAAACTCAGCAAAGTTGTCTAATCCTAATTGTTCGTTCAATAGGGAGTATGCTTCTGCATGAATAGTTTCACTAGAACCTAGTGTTGTACCCATCATAATAATTTCCGGTTTTCTAAACCACTTAGTTACTAAAGTAGACCAGTAATCATTTACTATAGTTTCTGTTTGAGCAAATCCTTTTAAGATTCCTCCAATCACATTTTTTTCGTGATCTTTTAAATTACTCGCCCAGTCTGTCACATCTTGTGACATTGGTACTTCTGTATGTAGCCAGTGAGCTTGTTGTTGTTTAAGCCAAAAATCATATGCTTTTGGGTATTCGAAAGGTTTGTAGACAATGCGTTCGTCGAGTAAACTCATATTTTTTAATTAATTAATTAGACAAAAAAAATCTCCAGAGTAAGCTATAGATGCTATTGGAGATGTTTCCATAAATAGCATATATATTTTACTTTTTGTCAAAAAGTTCTGACATTTTTTCTCTGGATAATGTAAATGTTGGACCATCGCCGGAATTTAAGTGCTCATCTATATCAGCTTTACCCTCGAATTCGATATGACCGTTATTAGTATCCATTTTAAGGTTATAAGTCATACCGTCTTGACCGTATCTATTTTTCATAACATGCCACCTACCGGTACCGAGTACTTTATCTTCTTTCATTCTGGATAAAGAAAAGCACATATCTGCTACCATCATTTTATCATACGAACCAGCAGCTTTATCTCCTTCGATGACCGAATCTTTAGCACCCATTCTATTTACTTGAGAAGGTGTTATAACCGGTATCTTAAGTTCTTTAGCTAACCCCTTAGTAGCGATGAATACATCATCTATTTCGTCTTTACGTTCTGAGAATTTACCTTTAGATGGTGCTCTCAAGTAATCAACGTAATCGATAACAACTAAATCTGGTTTATGTTCCATATCTATACACTTTTGTATATGGGACTTAATTGTATTGACTGTAGCTCCTTTTGGTGCGTATTCTTTAACTATCAACTTACCTTTTAAGTTATCTACTACTTTCTGCACTTCTTTTCTGTGGTTGTTAACCTCGTCAATAGAGTATCCTGTAAAGTAGCAGTCGAAACGTTTTCCTACATAGTCTTCACCTAATTCTAAAGTATAGTAGTTAACTTTATATCCCATTTTAACAGCATGTGCTGCCATTGCAACACAGGTCCAACTTTTACCTCCACCCGGGTTACCAAAGACGATAGCTAAATCTCCAGGACCGAATCCTCCTTGAATTCCTTCATTTAGCTGTGCCCAAGGAGTTGGAATTGTAGGTCTATAATCTGTCCTATACCTTGATTCTACATCTTTATTGTATTCGTGTCCAATATTCTTATCCATTCCAGCTTTCATAGCTGTTTCTATAGTATTCCTAATACCATCAAAATCTCCTGCTTTTAATAGATCGGTAGAATTAAGAATCGCTTGTTTCATTTCTTGATTCTTACAGAAAGTTGTAAATTCTTCCTGTACATAATCTAAATCATCTTGAGATGCTTCGTAGGAATTACGTAACTCTTCTTTTAATGCTACTTTAAGAATATCGTTATCGATTTTCTGTAATTCAACCTTAAGTACATCCATAGTAACAGTAGTATGATACTTATCAAAGTAATTAACTAACTGATTTATAATCCACTTGTGTGCGTCTGAGTCAAAGTACTCTTCTTGCAGTACATCTCGTACATTTAGAAGGAAGCTTTTATCCGTTAGCAATGAGCCCAATACCTTCAGCTGGAAACCTTTTCCATACTGATTCAATGCTTTTAATGTCATACCCTTATTTTTTTAAAACCGTTAAACCTCTAAAGTTCTCTAACCAACCTTCAGTATTCTTAGTAATCCCTTCGATCTTATCTTGATCTAAAAGATGTAGAAATGCCCCTGATTGTAGATTGGGAATGTCACTCTTTATTATATCTAATATATGATCTTTTTCCTTACTATCCAACGAAGTCACATGTAAATCCATTAATTTAAAATTAGTTTCTACACGATCCCATTCCGTTATAATCTTAGGGAAGATCTTTTTAAATTTCTTTTCCTCTAATTTAGCTGCACATACATCGTAAACGTATTGTAAAGTCATATTTGGTTTATCTACCAACTCAGGAAACTCTGATATTATAGTCTTTATCCCTAATCCTTTAACGCCTGCTAAATTATCTGAGTTATCTCCCAGTAACGCTTTGACAACGTTATAATTTTCAGGTAGTACCTTCAATTCGTCGAATATATTACCTTCAGTAAACACTTTCTTCTTAATAGGAGCATATACTTCAACTGTATCATCTACTAACTGCAAGAAATCCTTATCAGACGATACTATAGTACATTTTTTAACTTTAGATACTGATGCTCTTTTTGCTATGTATGCTATTACATCGTCAGCTTCTAGTTTTTCCATACTAATTTGCTGTACTGGTAGACATTCAAGGTAATCTTGTGTCCTAAATAACTGTCCTATAAGAGCTTCTTGTTCTTCTGCTTTAGAATCATATAAACCCCAATGGGTTATTCTTGATGTTGCCCGCTGTGCTTTGTAATTAGGATCTATATTTTTCCTATTTGCTGACCCTCCTTTACCGTCCCATACTATTATTACTCTTGTTGGATCAAAGGTTCTTGTTACAAACCCTAGTGATCGCATAAAACCAACCAGGCCGCCAATATGATGGCCTGATGGATTCATTGCTTTGAGTAATGAAAAGCTACGAATTAACATATTCATAGCATCAATCACAAGGATGTGATCGTTCAACTCTCTGGGAGGGCGTTCTTTTAGGCCGTCTAGTAATTGATCATATTTAGCCATTAATCTAGTATATTTGGAGTTATAGTTTCTTCTTCTAAGTCTCCTTCTTCGATTAAGTCGAAATCTATACTACCTACTAGCTTTAGCCAATGCTCTTTATGTGCATCTCTATATTTATCAATTGCCTTTTTATCGTCTTCTATAAAACCGTGAGAGGTCATAACTACCCTTCCTCTTGACTGTACTCCCCCAATGTGGTTTTTCTCTATCTGAATGTTAGTTCTTTTAGCAAATTCCACTTGAAGTCCGTTCTTTACAGCTTTAATTTTAGAGGTACCTGGGTTAGTAATATTACCAAAGGTTACAACCAACGTAGCATCGTACCACATAGACATTCCTCCTTTGTTCTGTAATTTAGGTTGACCCATTGGGTGTTCAGGTTTCATTGTCCATACCTTATTAATAGCTACTAGCGTATTTGTGTAAGGTGAGTTCTCTTTCCTAGATAATAATATCTTTTGGTTAAGATTATTACCGAATTGAGTTGACATTGCTCCTGCATTCCATTCATTATTATTCTTATTAGAACGTACTGATAGATCGCAAGGGATAGAACCGATTGAATCCCAGAAGAAGCACATATCATGAGGTAAGTTACCTTTTGTTTGCTCATCGATTAAGTCAGCCATATGTACAGCAACTTCTTCAATAGTATTTAAAGTACCTCTATCCGCATATAGGAAGAAACCTTCGTAATCTGTTACTTTTCCGTTTTCATCTAATACTTCTGTAAACTCAAGTCCCATCTCTTTAGCATGTTCCCATGACCATTTCATCTCTGAAATAATAAATACTGGAAGTACTCCTTGCTTTTGTGCATTTACTGCAGCTTCTAGTAGAGCAGTTGTTTTTCCTGTATCACTATGACCTCTTAATAGGGTAATATGCCCTGTAGGGATACCTGGAAGAGAAGTTATATCTTGGAATGCCTTCGATAGTGGAATCCATCCTTGCTCTTTAAACTTTACAGATGCGTTAGAAAAACCCTTCTTCTTCTTAAAATTACCTAAATTAAAGCCCTTCTTTACTGCCGCTGATGCGGCTGCTTTTACTTCTTTTCTCTGTTTTGCCATATTTACTCGTTGAATAAGTCATCAAATTTACTAACTGTGTCTTTGTTGCCAGCCGTAGCTGTTTCCAAAGTAAAGTCCGTTTTCTGTTGACCTAAGCTTTCTGGCAGTTTATCTCCTTCTTTAGTTTCAGTATTGTTTGTCTCTTCTACTGCATTAGGATCTAAATATAATTGTAATTTCTTTTTTATAAAGTCGTAGTCGTACTGTGTATGTACTTCTACAGGATTTGGTTGATCTTTTAACCAAGTATCAACTAATTCATTATTATCTGATAGTGGTGTTTGTTTAGGTTTAATCCTTACTGTTGTCTCAGGGTAAGGGTTTCCTTTTTGTTGTTCAACTACCATATCCCATCCGTTAATAACATCGGTAAAGTCTCCAATATCTTCGTCTTCTGCTAAAGCAAGTAATGCTTTATAGATTGTAACTCCGAATCCCCATAATCTAACTCCTTTATCTTCTTCTCCTCTTACTATAACTGGTGCAAATACACGAGTTTTAGGTGAGATCTTGCCTGATAATGACCAGTTGTCCTTATCGCTTGTCTTCCTTAACTCTTTAACAAACTCCTCAATTGGATCCTGCTTACCAAAATTGGAAAGTGCTACCATTGGAAATTTACCAATTCCGTAATGAAACTTAAGTTCTTTAAAAGGAAAGCTTGGGTCAGAAGCAGACGGTACAATACGTACTGTTTGTTTACCTAATTCCGGTTTCCAAAAGATTTTAGTGTAGTCTGTTTTTTCTCTCTCCTGACCATTAGAGTTTAGAGCATCTAGTTTCGCTCTGATCGCATTGATATCCATATAACTGATTTTAAAATTATAACTTATTAGTAATATAAGAATAATAAATTAAAGCGCCAACTAAAGCTCAATAATTTTATATAACTTTGTATTAACTCTCTTTAATTCTGGACCTTTAGTAAGTAGTACGCAATTACGGTAATCAGGCCAGTTTATTCTATAACTTGTATCCAATACACCTCCATTAAGATCCTTAATTAGTGTATTAAGTGCATTTATTGTGTATAGGGTATTTGTTTCTTTTTTTCTATGTACTAGTATAGTATTGTCTATAAAAGCTCCTACATTTCCAAAGTCTACGTTATATGTACACATATACTCATCTTGACTTTTAGAATAAAGTACAAATATTTTATTATATATAATTTTATATCTCTCTTGAATAGAAGTTAATACTTCTTCAAGTCCTTCTTCTGTAGAAAAGGTGCAAAACAACTTATTACTCATATCGTCGCTGGTAAAAATAGGTTCAATATCGTAGTCGAACCGTGGTAATGTTAGATTTGTTATCATATATAAATAGTTGTTCTGTTTTATAACACTAAATTTGTGCTGTATTTAAATTTTACAGGGTATTTCCCTTGTTTTTCCATTATTGTTTGTATCTCTGAGAGAGTATCTTTACCGTCTTCTTTACTAAAGTCAAATAAAATTGCATCGTAGGTATATAACGTAATAAATGTCTTTTTATCTCTGAGATATTTTAGTATATCTTTTAATATAGTGATATTATTTGAGGTTTCCAACGATTGCATCATATAATTCATTAGCTTAGCTGGGTTCATATCCTGGAGTTTATTAGTAAATGCTTTTCCAGATTGTGGGTTATGTACTTGCCCTGTTTCAATATATAGCTTCCACATTGCATCTATATATTCCTGTACTTCTTTAAATATTTTAAGATTTTTATGTTCTTCTGGTATCTTCCCGTATATAGCATGAAAATTAATCTGTTTTGCTCTATTGTACTCTTCTTCGGATATATCCTGCTTACCGAAATACTGTTTAGCTAACTGTTTATGAGCAGATTCATTAGTTAAGGGGTAATCTAACTGTTCAGCTAATAGTCTTAAGTGGTACCCGTCGAAGTCGAATTCTACAAAGAAGTCATTCTGCGGTTTAAAACACTGTCTATGTTCGGGTGTTTTAGGAATTGCTGCAAAATTAACAGAATTAAAAGTATTTGTCGGCCTGGAGGTACTATTGTATAGGTTGTATTCGGTATAAACAGTATTATCTTCTGTATTATAAAGTGGATTTTTAGGTTTAAATAATTCATTAAATCCATCGTATACAATTCCTACACCGTTCTGCTCCAATAGGTAAAATACATTTGTGGTTGTATTATTATAAAAGTCAAAGCCGTCTGGTATTGGAAGTTGTAGGTGTTGTTCTATCTGATTAAATATATTCTCACATCTCTCGTAGAGTTTGACTATAGGGATTATTCTATTTATGTTATTCTTCTCACTATGTGTACGGTAGTACCAGTCGATAGTTGTATTTGAAGTAGAGTACTCTAACCTTTTGTAATTATTCATAGAATATACTAAAGATATATCTATAGCTCTCTGTAGATTAAAGTAGTAGAGAAGTGTTTTCTTATTTAATGTATAAAGTGTTTGTGCTTTATTTAGAATGTTGTAGATACGTTCTTTATCTACATTAAGTCCATCCTCATGAGATATAGGAACAAAGTACCCTTGCTTATCTCCTACAACTCTAACATACACTCCTACTGTGGAAGTTAATTTAGAGTGGTAATAGAAGTTGGTACTAACTACATCTACGTATAGAGGGGAATTAGTTTGACTTTCTAACCGGTCGATTTGATCTTTTGATTCTAATATATAAAACACTTGTTTGTAACCTTTATTATAATATACGAAAATATTTCGTATCTACAACTCTTTTCCCGGTGAAGGTATAATAATATCTTTAATCTGAGATTTATATTCTATAGATGATGGTATAAAGGTATCTTCTACGTACTCAAGGGGACTTTTAATCAGCCCCTCTATTACCGGAATGGTTTTTTTAATTTGCTGTATAGTTCTGTTATTTACAGTCTCTAGCCCTTCTAAAAAGTACCCATTTACGGTTCTATCTTTAGCGGAACCTTTAATATACCATTCTGCTATCGCTAATTCAGTACATAGGTCCTTGTCCATAGATAAATTATTGAGCTGTACTTTTGATATTTCTAATGCTTTTCCAGTACACTTATTGTAGTAAAAACATCTTTGCATTATGCCCTTCTTTTTGTCAGCTGTAGTCGGTGGCAATTTTAAAGAAACTGTTTTTCCTGATGAGTTTAATTCTGGGGTATCTTTATCAGATTCGTACCCAGGCTGGTCTCTTGATTCAGCTTCTTCTGGTGTTCCTGTTGAAAATAGTTCTAGTGCTTTAGAAAAATCTCCTTTGTCGAAATCAATACCTGCTTTATCAAACATAGTGCCAAAGGAAGTTAATACTACTTGCTTGTTTGAATTAATAAAGTTTCCTAGACGGTCAACTACATCCTTTACGTTGGGAATGTCTTTAACTTTAGTTAGTTTATATTGTGATTTAGGTAAATACATTTGTTTATAGTTTTATGCTGGTCCATAGTATTCGAAATGCCATACTTCCTCCATACTCCTACCGTCAGACAGCCTCCAAGGGTTATACCAACCGTATTTTGCTCCTATTTCAGCCATTTGTTTCCATACTGGTTGCTGTATTCTTGCATTCTTATTCGGTACAGCAGTTGTTGATCCTCCTACTAAACGGTAAAGAGTTGCGAAATCTACTGCAATTCCGTATCCGTGTACTCCTCCACCAACATTGCTACCAAATCTTAAAGCAGAAGAGACTCTAAACTTTATTCCTGCTGTTACCATTTCGTTGTACCATGCTACAAATTGAGATGCTGCTTTTGTTTCAAGATAGTATGACCCGTTAACGTTAGATGATGCTCCTGAACTCCAATCTGCTCCTGGAGTTCCTGGTCCACCGATAGGGGCAAATATTCCGTCAGCTGCTCCTTTTATTACATCAGATTTGCTGTACGACCTTGCTTTACTTCCCCATGCTTTAACTAGTGGCTTACTTGCAATTACCGGTGCCATTCCTTTTGAAGAGTAAGGTTTCCTACTACCGAGTTTATTTGGGTTAATTATTGGTGCAGGATCTTCTCCGTCTGCAACTACAATTTCACCTTGTTCTCCTAATACTGCTCCAGCAGTAGTAACACTTCCTGAATTTCCTCCTGATGCTGGGTCTGCTGAAGGGTTGTTTCTATACGGTGCTGATTTAGTGCTATGTTTCTCGTTAAAAAAAGCTATTTCTTCTGCTGTGGGTGGTCTAGTTGAATAAAACTGCGTTTTGACATCTGTTGTCCATTTTCCTTCTGCTATATTGTGTGACAATCCCGTTATAATAAACCCAAAATTTTCTGAGTATTGGAAGGGTAGTACCCCTTCTTCCACTAAGAATGCTTGACCAATTTTCAATCCTCCTATACCCATAGTGGTAAACGATAGTTCTACAGGAATAACCCCAGGTGCTGGTAAAGGGTTTTCTTTATCTTTACTTCTTTTTTCAACAACCCATTTCTGGCACCATTCTTTATGGTATCCTTTAATATTGGAAACTGCAGCTCGATCGTAGTCTCCATTGTCATTGAAAATTCCTGCATTACCATTAAGTTCTTCCCAGTAGTTAAAATATGCTAAAGTCCATTTTTTTAATCTCTCATCTTCAGGAGTCTCTCTGTTTTCTTTTACTTGCCCGTTATCATCTGTATTCTTCTGAGCTTTATGAATAATATGTCTATCTAAGAGTCCTCTGTTCCATTCTAACAGTGGTGCTATATTATCTTTGGTATGTCCTCCAGTACCCTGTGCAGCAATTGAGATCATACTTCCGATCTTTGAGCTGATTTTGCTGGATATACTTAGTTTAGTAATGGTTGATCTAACTCCTGTTAAGCTTATTGTCGGCAGTATGTTACGTAACGCAGGAGTTACTTTTCTATCGACTATGTAAAACATATCGTCCTGTTCATCGTATATAGTTTCAAAATCGTTAATACCTCCTAAAGCCTCGTTTAATGCCTTCAGTATAACTCTTATAAACGATACCATATCGTTACCTTCGTTTTGATCTGAGTCTTTATTACTTTCTACTATTTTATCTAACTCTTCTTGGAGTAGTTGACAGGAAACAAGTATATTTAAGATATCGTCTGTTTCTCCTCTCATTAATCCTCTTTCTAGTGCCTCTATTACATTTTTATGAAAGCCATTTTTATATAAAAGTCCAGGTGCATAAGACTGTTCATCTTTAAAGACCCAATTTTTTGTCCAGGGTACTACTTGCTTCTTAGAGTCGTAGATTGTTTGATTTTCCACTGGTCTAGGGAGTACACAAACCATAGGGTCTATTGAAAAATGCAATTCGTTAGTAAGAAATTTACATTCTTTTTCGTACTGTTTTTTTGTATCGTCTTTATCTTGGTACCCTGTGTAAAACTCTGTTAATTTACGACCAGGAGTATTTGTTCCTTTCTCCGGCTCCGCTGTTGCATCTAGTATACTTACATACTGATTATATATATCCAGAACAACGTACAATGGTATCCAGTATTCATTTAAATTATCATTGTCAAACGTCCCC